GCGACAGATCGACGGCGGTGAAGGTTGCATCAGCCATGGCGGCCATGTCGCGGCAGGCGGTGGGGGTGCGCTATGCCCCTGCATTTGGAGACGGGGCTATCCAAATGCAGGGGTTAGGCGTCCGGCTGCGATCAGGCCGCCGGGAAGCGCTGGCCGTAATCCGAAGCGATCAGTTCGGGCGCGGTGGCGACCCAGAGCCGCCCCGCGTCCTGTTCCTGCTGCATATAGTCGAACATCGGCAGGTCGCGGGCGTCGTCATGGTTGTGTATGTAGATGCAGCAAACCGTGCCCTCCAACTGACATTGCTGGATCAAGGCGATCATCTGGGCCGCTGTTTGCCCGGTCGTGGTGTTGCCGAAGAAGGTCAGGCCTTGGTCCTGCTCGAAGCCCATGCGGGTATATTCGAAGCCGCCAAGCGTTCCGCGTCCGAATTTGAAACCGGCGGCTTTCAGCGCCGTCTGCAATTTCCAGAGGGCAAAGGGTCCGCGCATGTCCTTTGCTGCGGCGGGTTTTGTCTGTGCCGGGACATTGACGCTCAGCTTGAAGTGCGTCGTATCGGTCACTTCAATTACGGTCGCTCCATCGGGGATGCCGTAACCGAACATCGTATCGCCAACAGCAACGGCGGTCGCCGGGGCCGCGCCCGCGACCACATTGCTGGCCCCATCAGAAGTCAGCGCGGCTATCTGCTTAAAGGGGGTGTTGTCGTTGGTTTCGCCATTGGGATAGCAGAAGGCGTCCCAGCCCCAGCCTAGCGCGCCTTGCGCCAAGCCATGGTCCCAAAGCCATTGTTTGCCCTCCAGCAATTCTGCGACACAGGCGGCGGGATCAGCGCGTGCGCCGAGAGTCATGATTGCATCGTCGCGTGTACCGTCGAGGCACATCGCCATGACGCCCGCGTCGTACATTTCCTTCAGTTCTTCGATCAGCATCCGGCCGGAAATGCGGTTGCCGTCCAAGCCGATGTTAGCCCAAGGGACCATGACGCTCGCCTTCAGGCCCCTAGAACGCAGGGCGGGGAAAGCGTTCTGATATTGCGACAAGAACCCGTCATCATAGGTGAGAACGACCGTGCCCAAAGCCCCGCCATTGCGGATCAGGGCGTCCAACTTAACGGTTGCACCAAAGGGAGCCACCCCGCCGAGGCTCTTGATATATTTGGTACCTGCGCCCAGCGCCGTGACATTGGCATTGCGGGAAACATGCTGCGCGCCCCACCGGCGTCCGGGACGCAGCGGGTTGGAAGCGCCGTTCGTGGGCGAGCCGAGGCTGTTGGAACCAGAGACGGACGAAGTGTTGCTGAACAGCATGGCGATCGCGCCGCGATTGGCACGAAGCGCATTTTGCCCGCTATCGGCCAAGACGGCTACAGTGCCCCAAGTGGCGGGATCGGGCTGGACACCAATATTTTTCGTGACGGTCTGCTGCGCGCCGGTGTCGGCCAGCACCAGCGCGCCGGTTCCCTCCACCTTGTTGACGGTATCGACCGAAAGAGCCTGTCCAGCCCAACCCGTCCAATTGGCCGCACTGTCGAACGGTTCCATGACGACAGCGGGAGGGCGGACGTCGCGATGCGCTACGGCGAAGGTCAGAACGCCATTGACCATGCCCTGCACACCGAGGCGATAGGTTTCATCCTCGCCCTGCGCCACGCGGGTCGAAGCCGTGGCGCCCGCGATCAGCGTCTTGGTCCGGTCGATGGTCATGGCTTCGCGATACCATTGATGCCCCGTCATTCCCGCTGGCGCGGTGTATGTCTGGCCGGTCGAACCATCCGCCGTCTTGGTGACGGTGCCGAACGATCGTACCGCAATCGGCGGTGGGCCAGCAGCGCGGGCGACGGTAAGAGTAAAACCAAGGCCGAGGGTCAGGCCGCGCATTATGCAGCGTCCTTGATGGCGATCTTCTCATTTTTGGCCGAGACGGAAAAGAAGGTCGGCACGCCCGCTAGGACAAGCCAGCCAGATTCGGCGGCAGCGGTCGGGTTGGTGCCAAAATTGACCCAGACATTCCCCAGCGCGGTGACGCACCAATAGCGGGACGAGGAATGATTTTCGCCTTCCGGGTTGGCGACGATCGTAGATTGCTGCGATACGGCGCTACTGGTCATGGTGTCGGCGGCTTCGGGAACGCTGCGCGGCACGGGCATCGGCTGACCCGCCTGCGATTTGTTGCGGACGGTCGAAACGGTGATGTGAACGGTCGCCATATTCCAGATGCTCCTTCAGCCCACAGCGGGTGCTAACCGGGCATGTCTGGACGGGGGGCGCGGCGGTTCCAGCCCCCTGCATTTCGACAGGCGGCTATCCAAATGGAGGAGTTTGGTTTGGGAAGCAGCAGCACAGCCACGGGCTGGAAAGCATACAATTTAGGCGACCAGCAGCTGCCGATCACCTAATCAAGGTCATGCCGAACGTGAACTTTGGCCAAGCAGCCGTCGTGCGCAATTGGCCGATTTCGGAATGTCGCCTTTCCGGCGTGTTGGACGCGATAGCTGCCGGTCCCCTTTTGGGGCAAGCGATCGATGGTGGGTGGGAATAGCTGCCGGTCGTCCGTCGACCATTTGTTGCCGTCTCATCGCTACATAAGTCCGCCCAACAGCGGACATGCAAGCTACACGTCCTGCATCAGCACCGTGGGAAGTGGAGTGTCACGTTCCCCTCTGCGGTCACGCAGCCGGTATCGACTTTGATATTCCCGACGCTGTTTCGTTACTTCGTAGAGAACAATCCCCGAACTAGTTCCGAGATTGAGACTTTCAATCATGCCAAACATAGGGATCGAAATGCATTGTTCGCTTCGATCAACTGCAAGGTCGCTGATCCCCTTAGTCTCGCTTCCAAACCAAACCGCAAGCTTGGCGTGCTCCGTAAAATCACCCTCATGAAGATAGGTGTTTGTCTTACCCTTTCTATGAGGGGAGGTAACAATTGACACAAAGTGGTTCTGTTCAAGGTGAGCAAGACATTGTTCTGTGCTATCGAACCTCTTTACGAAGGTCCACTTAACGGCGGAAACTGAAAGCTTCGACAGCTTAGGTTCCGTCCGTAGCTCACTCCAATCATCAGAAAGAACGCGGCGAGGGTCGATTACATACACCTTCTCAGCACCAAGAGCATTAACATTCCGAATTACGGTCCCGATGTTTCGCGGGTTCTCTGGGTCTTCAATAACAACGATCAGATTCTTGCAGCGGAAATCTTTTATCTCGTCAGCCCGCTTCCGCGCAGATCGCTTTGCCAGTGGTTTGCTTTCAGTCGTCACGCCAGATACTCCATCAATGGGCGACACTACCGAAATCTGCGCAGAATGCCATCATCGGTTCAGATGGTCCGCTGTTCCCGATTTAGGCCTGCTAAGCTGCCCGTCGCCTATCCACCCGTCAGCGCCGTTCTCGCGTTCGATTTCATGCGGATATAGACCGGACCGGCAGCACCGGCGCGACTGGCCACGTCTTGGACCCGGCGAAATCGCCGGGATGGGTGGGCTTGAGACATTCCGCTTTTAAGTCCGATCAGACGAATAGCGGACCTTGATTCAGCGATGCGATTTACTGTCGAGCCATTCGGCCCCACGTAAAAAGGCCCAAACTTGGAGGAAGATAGCCGGGCTTAATGTGAGAGCAGGCACCCAACCAAATCCTGGCCTCAGGGCAAAAAGCGCGATCAGATCAAATACTGCGATTATAAATGTCCATGGCCAGAACCAACGATTTTGCCGAAGCGGCCATGACATTCAGATTGACATATACAAGCCCGCGAAAAGCATCGCAGCGATGATGGCAGGACCATCAGCTATGAACCCTAAGCCCACGAAGCCTTCAGAAACTGCAATGCCAAACGCCACGGCGACGAACACATCAAAGGTAGAGAGATCGCGAAAGCTAAGGCTTGAAGGGCGAGTGGGTGTCTGCACTTAGAAATACTTACAGGCGTTTTTTCTATCTGCAACTGGTCGATTGCGTATCGTCCGCTTTCGCCCCCGCGCCAACGAAGCGTGGGGGCGAACGATCACCGGTCGTTTGCTGGCAGCGGGAAATTGCTGATCAGCACTTCGCCTGCCTTCGTCGGCTTGCCGCCGACGCTGTAGGTCGTGTCGATCGCGGCGATCGAGAAGGGTGCAAAGGTTTCCCGGACACCATCATTGTCGTTGAGCGACATGAGGAACCGCCCCTTGATCCCGGCCAACTGCACGGCCAGCGCGGCGAAGTCGGCCCGGCTGAAAACGCCGGGGCCGTAATCGCGCTCGCAGGCCCAATAGGGCGGGTCGAGATAGAATAGCGCGCCTTCACGGTCATAGCGGCGGATGAAATCGCCATAGGGCAGGCGCTCGATGACGACGGATTGCAGCCGTTCGTGGACGTCCGCCAGCATCGGTTCGATCTTGCTGACATCGAAGCGGGCGGGCGAGGCAGCGTCCACGCCGAACCCACGGCCCTTGACCTTGCCCCCGAAGGCGAGGCGCTGGACGTAGAGGAAGCGCACGGCGCGTTGCAGATCAGTCAGGCGTTCGGGATCCTGCCCCAGCAGCCGTTCGAATTCGGCGCGGCTCGCGACCCGGAACCGCAGCATGTCGACCAGATAGGGATAATGCTCCGCGAGGCACCGGAACAGCGTTACGACGTCGCCGGATATATCGTTGATCGCTTCGGCGCGGGGGCGGCGGGATCGGCGCAGGAAGATGCCGCCCATGCCGACGAAGGGTTCCCCATAGCTGCTGTGCGGGATGCTGTCGATGATCGCGCAGATGCGTCGCGCCAGATTGCGTTTTCCGCCGATATAGCCCGCGACAGGGGAGACGGGTCGGACAGGAACGAAAGAGGTAGACATGTAGGAAATCCTGCAAGATGTCCCGCCGTGGCAAGCCACGGAGGGAATTCGAAAAGGGCAGGCGCGCTGCCCTGAGAATGCGAGTGCAGGCTCGCGGTTTGAAGATGCGGGAACATCTCAAGCCCCCTCCGTAAAAGGGGAAGCGGCGGCGTTGCTAGCCGCCGCTTGTGAAGGTTTCAGTCACGGTGCGGCTGCCAGCGTCGAATTTGCCGATTTGGATGGTTAGTTCGGTCGTCTTAAAGTCCTTAAAGATCAGGATGGATCGGCCACGCGATATCGGCCAGGTCGGTGGTAGTGTCAGGCAACTCCCGCAGCGCTTGTCGATATATTTTCCACGCTGCGCGTTGCGCCTTATCCATGGGGCAATCCGCCAACTGCGTGTAATCGCACGCGGCTAACCGCCTGTCGCGCTCACTGCGCAATGCGGAAAGCAGCTCGCCGGACGTGGGTGCGTCAGGCTCTACCGCAATCGGCATGCCTTCCGGCCCCGGACCAATTACGGCCCCTTTAGACTGGCGGTCCAGCAGTTCTAAATGATACTCACGCTCAATCTTAACTGCATCGGCTGGCAATTCCGAATGAATTTCGTCGTCAAGAAAGCCGCGACTGGCGGCACTGTAGAAAATCGTCATAGCTGCGCCCTTAAACTCCGATTGCAAACCACCATGAAGCCCACGAAGTGTTTTGCGGGGTGAAATAATTAAATCCGCTATTTGACCGCGCCGTTGGCCAAACGCCGTTTTCCGTCGCAGAGCCATCACCGTTTGTACCGGCGGGACCACTCGGAAATGGTAGCCCCCAGCTTGCAAACTGGATTGGATAGGTAATCGACCCGCCGCTATTCGCGGTCGCAGTAAACGTACCCCATTGAAGGATCAGTCCGCCGGGGAGACGCATGTACCCTGTGCCGCCCAGACTTTGCGCAAAGTCAGCATACTTCGCCAAATCGCTGGCATGATAGCCATCGACGGTATCAGCATTTCCCGCGCCATTGGCGTAATTGACGTTGAAATTGGACGGGTTGTAGACGTACATATTATTGCCGTCGTTGCCACCCCAGAGCCACTGCGGTTGCCCGCCTTGGCCACTCCAATTAAAGTTTAGATGATCGCCGTCAGACCGGCGCGGAAATGCGCGGCCGCCGCCTGTGATGTAGGCGGTATCATTCACAAAGGCCGAAAGGGAGGTCGGCCGCCCCGAGACATTGCCCCACGCCACGCTGCCCGCTGCACCCGCATAGTCGGCAGAATTCGCGAAGCTGACGCGGCATTCGCCATGGAAAGCGTCACCATTATAGCCGCGCAGGAACCAGCGGCCTCCGTCCCAAGTGACCTGAACATTGAAGGCGCTGTCATCGTCCCTACGGTAGAGCCGCGTCACGCCGGGCCGGGCGGCGGACATAAGATCAATTTTCCCATTCAGCGCGCTCTGGGTGGCGGTGCTGACGGGCTTCGCGACATCGCTGGTGTTATCGACATTCCCCAGGCCGACATTGCCCTTCGTCATGTGAGCGTCGAACACGATGTTGCCTTGGTCGACACCGTCGACTTGCGCTTTTACGCGGGTGCCGCTCCAGCCAATGCGGATTTTGTTCGTGCCTTGGCCGGTGCCGCCGCCCTGTTGGACGGGCGTGAAGCCCAAGCGAGACAGGATGTCTGCATACCAGCTGCCGTGCTGTCCATCGAGCAGGTCAGCATCGAGATTGTTGCCTGCTCCCTCATCCTTGAGCGCAGCGCTTTTGATGTCCAGCGACTGCCGAAACGCCACCTTGCTAGCGGTGGTCAACAGCCCCTTCATGAAAGCGGAGGGCGCACCTTCACCGAACCGGCTGTTCAGCCAGCTGGTGACAGCCGCTTTCATTCCTTTCGGCGTGACGGCTCGCACGGTGTCGACGCCGGTTTCCGCTTCGGCTTCCGTGGCGAGTTCAACCACGCCCTGCGTCGTCGTAGTGGCGGGCGGGTTCAGGAAATTGGCGTCGCCAAAGCTGATCGTCGCGGCGGCAATATCCTCGAACTTGACGTCGATCGGCAGCAGCAGCAGCGCCTTTGCGGACTTTTCCAGCAGCACTTCGGCCTGCCCATAGATGCCGAACAGGGTGTCGTCGGCCAGATACAGGCCAACGCTGCGCACGGTGTAAACGTCGCTGCTTTCATCGCGGACGATGACATGGATGGTATCGTCAGCCACGACGCCGCCCGAGAGGGTAGCGATGCGCTTATGCTCGCCGGGCAACACCGTGTCGGTCGGGTGGGGCGTCACAGCGGTCGCGGTCAGGCCGACCTTGGCGATGAGCACGGGCGCGGTGCCGTTATTGTCGGCATTGACCAGTGCGGCGCGGCCCGCGCTGGTGACGGTCAGGGTAAGGGCCATGGTTTCTCCGGTCGAGGCAAGGGGGTCAGGGGGTGGCCGCCGCCGGTGCGGTGAGCGATAGGCGGGCGTAGATGGTTGGGCGGATGACCGCGATCAGGCCGACGCTGGCCTTGGCGGTGATGCTTTGGGTGAAGGTGAAATGGCTGCGCACCGGCTTGGCGCGGGTCACTTCGGTCACGACCTGATCGACAAAGGCCGCCGTTGCAGGCGCGCCATTCTGTTCGAGGTTCAGGACGAGGTTGAAGGTGTGGGGGATGCCTTTGGGCGTCGTTTCCCACCATTCGCGGATCGCGACCGATCCGCCGAAGCTGGCGACCACGGCGCGCACGGATGCGGCGGTGCCCTTTCGCCGGGCGATGGGGATGGCGTCGCGGACGCGGGCGCGCTTGACCGGCGCCAGCCAGTCGCTGGACCAATTATCGAGCGATCGGCCCCATGCCTCCCACGGCAACAGGTTGATCGGGCATTTGTCCGCCGAGCGGACGTCGCGGATCGGCGTCGGGATGTCGAGCAGGTAAGCGCCGACCTGCTCGATCGCCTTTTCGAGCGGCGTGGAGCCGGGGGGCAACAGGGTGGGATAGGTCACTCGCCCAGACCCGCATAGGTGAGCGTGATGCCGGTGCAGTGCGGCGCCTGCTGGCGGCTGATGATGATATCTTCGGGCGGGGAAAT